AAGAAGAGCTTGCAGATGTAAATGAAAAAATCCAAGATACTTGGTTAGGTCAGGTTCGTGATGCTTTACGAGCTGACGGTAAAGATTTTGGTACAACTACAATCGTAGCAGATAATAAAAAATTTAAGGCCACGATTCGTAAGAAGGTGAGTTGGGATCAGGAAATGCTTCGTGATCGTTTAAATAATATGTCACCAGAAAATGCGCAACACTATGGAAAGATTGTTTTTTCTGTAGAAGAGCGTAAATACACAGCCGCTCCACCAGAAATCAAACAACAGCTTGAAGACTGTAGAACGGTAGAGCTTGGTAGTTTCTCATTTGAAGAGGATAGATAAAATGGGTTTGCAAATCATTACAGCCGAACAAAGGCTTGCAGAAAAGCGCGGTCATAAGATCGTAGTATGCGGAGCAAGCGGTGTTGGTAAAACTACACTAGCAACAACGCTTGATCCTAAATCAACTTTATTTATGGATTTAGAGGCAGGGGATGCCGCTATCGAGGGTTTCCCTATTGACGTTATTCGTCCACAAACATGGGGCGAATGTCGTGACTTTGCTTGCTATCTTGGTGGTGGCAATCCATCATTGCATGAAGATCAATGCTATAGTCAAGCGCACTACGAAGGTGTTTGCCAGACATATGGAGATCCATCAGTTAACCTTAAAAACTATCAAACGCTGTTTATCGACTCAATTACAGTCGCAGGGCGTTTGTGTTTTCAGTGGTGTCAGCAACAGCCAGAGTCAAGATCTGACAGAACTGGCAAGCTAGATACTCGTGCAGCATATGGTATGCACGGACGCGAAATGATGGCGTGGCTTACACACCTTCAACATATTCGTGATAAGAACGTAATCTTTGTCGGTATCCTAGACGAATACACTGACGATTATGGGCGCAAGCAATATGCGCTTCAGATCGAAGGTTCCAAAACTGGCAAAGAATTACCGGGCATCGTAGACGAAATGATTACAATGACGGTCTTGGGAGGAGATAATGGATCGTATCGTGCTTTCGTTTGCGATGCTCTCAATCAATGGGGCTATCCTGCAAAGGATCGTTCTGGTAGGCTCGATACACTCGAAGAGCCGCATCTTGGTAAACTTATTGAGAAAATGGGTAATGGGGGCAACACAGAGAGAAAGTTAAGCTTTGTAAACCCCAACGAACAAATTTTAGCAGAAGGAACAGAAAATGTTGAATCTAAATAATGCAGCGGTGTCAGAGGCACCAACACAAGCACGAACACTCATTCCAAATGGTACAGTATGTCGTGCAATCATTGTCGTCAAAATGGGTGACACAGAAATCCCTGAGTTTGGTAATGGGCTATGGTTCAAAAAGTCAGCCAATACCAGTGCCAAATGGATGGAATTAGAGTTCACAGTCGTTGGCGGTGAGCATGACAAACGTAAGTTCTGGCATCGTATCTTTGTCGATGGAGACAAAAGAGGCGCAAGTGGTATTCCATTAGCCAAAGAGATCGGCTTGTCTACGCTTCGATCAATTATCGAAAGTGCCAATGACATTGATCCATCTGATATGTCAGAGGCTGCGATGCAAAGACGCAACATCGGTGGAGTTAATGACTTGAGTGGCATGGAGATTTGCGCTAAAGTCGGAGTTGAAAAAGGCACAAACGGCTATGAGGATAAGAATAAACTCATGGCAGCAGTGACACCGAACCAGAAAGATTTTATCCCTTCTGGACAAGCACCAGTTGCGCAAGCACCTGCGGCTCAACCGCAGCAAGCAGCGCAGCCTACATCAGGTGCAGTTCCTAGTTGGGCTAACAAGTAATCTAGCGGCACAGGTTTTTTCCACACCTGCTAGACCTCGCATAGGGGGGGCGAGGGTCCAAAACCCCCCTCCATCTAGACTAAGAAGTGGATTCGGATATGTTACTGCGCCCTTACCAAGAGGCCGCTATCAATGATGCTTGCAAAGCATTAGATACGCACAAAAATACAATCGTTGTTGCTCCTACAGGTGCGGGTAAGACAATCATGTTGTCTGCGCTCGTAGGTAAAAGATATGAGAACGGTAAAAAAGTTCTTGTCATGCAGCACAGAGACGAGCTTGTAGATCAAAACAAATCTAAGTTCGAGCGTCTCAACCCATACATTACAACAAGCATTGTAAACGGCACTGTCAAAAATTGGAAAGGCGGGGCTGTATTTTCTATGGTGCAAACAATTTCCAGAGATAGAAATCTCATGGATCGCCCTGCTTTCGATATGGTGGTAATTGATGAAAGTCACCACGCAGCAGCCGACACATATTTAAAAGTTATCAAAGCAGTCAAAGAGGACAATCCAGATGTAGAGATTGTTGGCTTTACTGCTACGCCCAACAGAGGTGATGGAAAAGGATTGCGAAAAGTATTTAATAACTGTTCGCACCAGATCGACATTACAACGCTGATTAGAGAGGGTTTTCTTGTACCGCCAAAGTCATATGTAATTGATTGCGGTGTAAACGATAGCCTGAGAAACGTGGCTATTAGCGGTAACGACTTCAATATGGAGCAAGTCGAATCCATTATGAACCGCAAGGTTATCAATCAAAAGGTAGTCGAAGAGTATCTTAACCACGCAGAGGGTAGAAAGACCGTTGTGTTCTGTAGCACAATTAGACACGCAGAGGATCTGTTAGAAGAGTTTATAGATCAGGGTGTTAGTGCAGATATAGTCACAGGAGATACCCCAAAGGCAGAGAGGGCGCAAACGCTACACGATTTGGTTCATAATAACCTTCAGGTTGTGGTCAATGTAGCTGTTCTTACAGAGGGTTTTGATGCTCCACCAGTATCGTGCGTTATTTTAACTAGACCATGCTCTCAGAAAGCCACAATGGTACAGATGATTGGACGTGGCCTACGCACAGTAGATCCAGAAGAGTTTCCTGATTTAATCAAAAGAGACTGTATTGTTCTGGACTTTGGGACAAGCGTACTGACGCATGGATCGTTGGAAGATGAAGTAAACTTAGACGATAAAGAAAAAGGTGAGCAACCGCTCAAGCAATGTCCAGAGTGCGAGGCAGTTGTGCCTCTTAACGCAAAGTTGTGTCCTGTTTGTGGTCATGCTTTTGAAGGCGAAAAAGAAGAAAAAGAAGATCTTCATGAGTTTAATATGACAGAGTTCGATCTGATGCAGATGTCTCCATTTAGGTGGATGGATATGTTTGGAGATCAAAGTCTACGCATGGCTATGGGCTTTGAGGGCTTTGTCGGGGTGGCAAACACTTCAAACTTATCAATCGCATTTGGTAAGAAATCTAGGGGTAAACTAAGAGTCCTTGCAGTCGGTGGTGGGACACAAGCTACGGCGGCTGCGGACGATTTCTTGAGAGAGATCGAAGACAGTAGTGCCGCTCAAAAAACAAAAAGGTGGCTAGATCAACGATTAACGGATAAACAGAGAGTACACCTTGCTACTCAAGGGGTAGATGTCGAGCCATTTGACTTCTCTTGGACGAAGTATAGGGCAGCTTGTATGCTTAGTTTCTTATGGAACAAGGATATGATCGAGGAAACAGTGGAGAGGTATCTATGAAAAAAAATAAATTTCATCCTACAGGTTTAGTCGGCAATCCAGAAGGTATGTTGATGTCGATGAAATCTGGGGAGAGTAATCCTGAAGTATTGAGGCGTTGGCAAGTAAAAGACGTAAAAACGCGATGGGCAGTCTACGATGATGGGCTTAAAATTTGGTTCGATGGTGAATTGGTTGCCAAAATTGATCCAAGTGAATTTAAGCACATGGTTTCAGATCTTGCGTTATGGTTAAGGCACAACGATGCAGAGGATCAGGGTGATGGCTAGATTTGAAATTTTTTTAGTTCTTGCGAAGAGAAAAGATGACGATGAGATTTACACAGATAATTTAGAGTATGTTTGTTTTTGTGATGGATCTTACAATCAAAGCGATATGAGCAACAAAACAAGTGATGTTATTCAAAATGAAATAGATGAGTCAGAAGATGAAGTTTTGTTTGGTTCAGCAAATATTGTGATTAGAGATAAAGTAGTATCTGCAATTAGCTTTAAGAACAAAGATTGTGATCCTGAAGAAATAGATCATCTATTAGATTTAATTTTAGAAGACAAAGAAGAAACAATGCACTGAGGAGGAAATATGAAAAAAAAACTAAAAAAAGGTGGCCCTTGGATAACAAAATTGGATGACGGATCATACGTTACTTTACAACATTGGATGGACGGTACGTCTTCTTTAGAGGTCACAACATTAGGGAGAAAAGACGGTAAAGTTGTTCCTGTAACAGAAGTACACGAATGGGATACTCCGCAAAGAATTGAAGATTACAAATTAAGTATAGAATCAGGAAAAATAGAGGCAGTAAGAAAATGAATGATTCACCAAAGCCAATAGATGAGTTGGCGTTCGTATTAGAAAAGTTTGGTTGGGATACCAAGTTTTCAGACCTGTCATTAGATCAGGTTCATGTATTAATATTTGCTTTGCAGGAAGCAAAAAAACTAACAGAGGAAGTAGACATTGGAAAGCTCGAAGACAAATACTATCAGTCAACAGGCTCTTGGCCTTCTACAAGTATCCCCTTCTGATCCAATAGCAGAGGCAATATCGCAAGCAGTAGACAAAGCTATCGTAGAAAAGAATAGCAAACGCGAACGAAGAAAATACTTGGGAGCTTCAAGCATAGGTGATGAGTGCAGCAGAAAGATACAGTATCGGTACTTAAACTATCCACAAGATGAGGGTTCGGGCTTCAGTGCTAAAACACTCAGGATATTTGAGTTCGGTCACTACATCGAAGACTACGCTGCAATGTGGCTACGCGATGCAGGGTTTGACCTGCGAACAGAGGATAAAATGGGACAACAGTTTGGCTTTTCCATAGCCGATGACGAGATCAAAGGACACATTGATGGCGTGATATGCGGTGGGGACGTAGATATGGGCTATCCATGTTTATGGGAAAACAAGTCAGCAAACGATCAGAAATGGAAAGCATTTCAGCGCATGGGGGTAGCCAAGGCAAATCCCGTTTACGCTACTCAGATCGCCTTATATCAAGCCTACATGGAGCTTACGGAACACCCTGCGCTCTTTACAGTGGTCAATAAGAACACATCTGAGGTTTACTATGAATTAGTGCCATTTGATATGGAGTTAGCACAGTCCGCAAGTGACAAGGCTGTAAATATCTTGACTGCGGCAAAAGCAGGTGACATTCTACCTCGCATAGCTCAAACAAAAGATTTTTATCTTTGTAAGTTTTGCGAGTTTAGGGAGACTTGTTGGAAAAATGATTAAAAAGCAGGGGGTAGGCAAAAGGACTATGTTCTACCCCCTGAGAGATAAAATAGGTATATGGGAACAATATAATGTCATTAAGGGTAGTTGGCAACACAAGATATGGTGGTGAACAGAGAGATTTAGTCGCAGAGATTACGGAAAAGGTTCCGTCTTATGTGCAGATAGAGGCTCTTAAAAATGCTTTTCCAAACGGAAGAGTTGTTCGGAATGAGTTTTATTTAGGCTCTTTGAATGGCGAAGCGGGTCAATCTCTCAAGATAAATATAGATCCATCTAGCTCAGAGTTCATGCGGGGCATGGATTTCAACACAGGGGACGGCATCGGGGGCATAACTAAAATCCTGATGTCGGCATACAACTGGAAAATCAAGGACGTAGCCGAACATTTTGCCACGTTTCTTGATAAACCACAGGTAGAACCGCCCATGAACCCCGTAAATCCTGCGCTTGCCCAGCCGCAGCAGGAACCACAACCCGAACAAATTAAGCAAAAGCGGGTTATAGATTACTCAACACCATATGATAGCGAGTATTTATACCTGTCAGAAGATGGTGAAATCATCGTTGCTGTCAGAAAATACATCGAACGGGATCAAACTGGAGAAATTGTTCGGGATAGTGACGGCAGCGCAAAGAAAGAGTTCCGTCAGTTTCCTCGATTACCAGAAACAAGACCGCTATATAACCTGCCGCAGATCAAAGAAGCGGATCGGGTCATATGGGTAGAAGGCGAGAAGTGTGCTGATGCGCTCATAAAAATGGGTCATACAGCAACTTGTACTATCGGGGGCGCAGGGATGCTATCTCAACGCACCAAAGATAAGTTCGACTTCTCTCCATTGCACGGTAAAGAACTTATTATATGGCCTGATAACGATGAGGCGGGGCAGAAACTAGCTAGAATAATACAAGAGCTTGGGGTTAACGCAGGGGCGAAGTCAGTCACGATGCTCACGCCACCACAGGGTAAGCCAAAGAAATGGGATGCTGCTGATGCGATTGAAGAGGGCTTTGATATATCAAAGTTTCTCAACGCACCAAATCATAAGGTAAAGAAAGCGTTATCTCTCAAAAACAGAAACCTGTTGATCGGTGAACAGTTTGCTGGTGCGCCACCCGAACAAAAATTTCTAATCGGTGATACCATACCGCTCGGAGTTCCGTGTGTATTCGCGGCTGCTGGAGATAGCGGTAAAGGCATGATGACGTTGGATCTGGCTATGAAGGTTG